CCTCCTCCAATTCCTTTGGTGACCTTCCGGATGACTGGATGGGTGTTTACTTCGGCACTGCTTCCACAGCGCCTACCGATTGGCAGCAGTATGCATGGTACAAAATCAAAGGCGAGCAGGGCGATACCGGCGAGCCGGCTACTTTGGTCAGTTCTGATATCACCTATCAGGCAGGCGACTCCGGAACCATCATTCCCTCCGGCAGTTGGAGCAGCAGCGTGCCGCCCGTGACTCCCGGCCGGTATCTGTGGACCCGTCAGGTGCTACAGTTCAATACCGGTGCTCCTATCACAAGCTACAGCGTTTCCCGGTTCGGCATCGATGGCACCGGTGCAGTTTCCACCGTTGCCGGTGTGGCCCCGGACGCTAACGGCAATGTTCCCCTGACGGCCTCTGACGTGGGCGCACTGCCTACTTCCGGCGGCACCATGCTGGGCTCTATCAACATGAACGGCCAGCCGCTCACCGGGCTGAATGCGCCTGTTGATGATACGGATGCGGCAAGCAAGGGCTACGTGGACGAAAACGGCGGCGATCTGGAAGTGGACCTGGACGGTGCCGGAGCGGGGGAGGCCAACGGCATCAATGCGGACACTCTGGGCGGTCAGCTGCCGGAGTATTATGCGAAAGCTGAGTCTGTAACTGTGGCAAGTGTGCCTAATAGCTATGGCTTCGGAATTTATGTAATTGGGCGGATCTGCTACCTAAACATTGGGTACAACAGTGAACTTCCTACTTCCGGACTGCAAATGCCGGAAGGTATTCGACCAATGAGTGACCACGTTTTTACCGGAAAGGCGTACGTTTCGGGTTCTGGAGATATTTGGTATCAACCTTTCCGGATTACTACTGATGGCGTGCTGACCGCTAGATCAAATGATAACAACAGCAACATAACTGTATCCTGGATCAGAGCAACGACGAGCTTTGTTCTGGCAGAGACTTGATAAGGGGGTAACGTAAATGTCCACATACTTAAAACCGCAAACCCCGCTGTACAGCAAAAAGAATGACGCATACATCTATCCTCTTACCACCTCTGACCAAATCATCATGCCGGACGGTTCCCGGCTGACTCCGGATAAGCTGGAAGCTATGATCCTGGAGACTGCCACCCCGGACGCAATCGGCGCACTGTCCATGGAACTGCTGTGGGAGAATGCCAGTCCTACAAGCGAAGTGGGAGCGTTCAATATATATGATTTAAATATAAGCGAATATAGGTCGCTTAAAATAATTTTTCGTTATGCTACAACTATCGAATGGGAATATAACGCAATATTGAATATCGGCGTGGAAACTTTAGTTTCTGCCGGAATGGGAAGAAATTTGTACAAGGTTGTGAATACTAAAAATGGTATAGTGCATTTTGAACAAACGAAGATCTACAATAACTACGCAGGAGAAGCTGCCGATAATACTATCTATTTAATTCCAATTCGTATTTATGGTGTTAAGGGGGGTACGGAATGAGCTATGCACTAACTTTGGCGGAAGATAATCGCATTATAATATCATGTGTTGTCCTCCGCAACGGAAACTATAACGGTATGCCCATTGTGGAATACCTCCCAACTGGGGAAACCCAACAGAAGCAGGATATTACCAACTACCTCTATGTAAACGACGAATACATCTACGATCCAAAGCCCGAACAGCCGGAGCCGGAACCGGAACCCACCGTATGGGACGAGCTGGATGCGGCCTATCAGACCGGCTATGATGAGGGCTACCAGGAAGGAGTGAACGGTGCTTATGACGAGTAAGGAAAGAGTATTGCAGCGGGAGCATGACCGGGGTAAGCCTGTGGGCAGAGTGCATGGCAAGGCAGATGCCCTTGACCTTGCCGCCCGTGCCCCTCAGATGGACGGTACCGCCATCATTGCGGAGGAGAGCAAAGTCCCCGCATGGAGTGAAAACGCCGTCTACACCGCCGACCATGTTGGATTCCCGGTGCAGGATGACGGGCAGGTCTACACCATCCTCATGCCCCACACCCCGGCGCACAACCCCGGCAGCCGCCCGGCAGACCTGCGGGCAATCTACTCCCTTCTGCACACCAAAGACCCCGCAAAAGCCAAGCCCTGGATGCCCAGCTACGGCACCAGCGGCCTTTACCAGATGAACGAGGTATGCACCTATCCCAACGCCGAGGGCGTGGAACACGTCTGGCGCAACCTCTGGGACGGAAACGAGCATCCCCCTCTGACGCTGAACGTGGAAAGCCGCTGGGAGGATCTGGGGACTGTGAGTGAATGGAAGGAGGCAAGTTAATGGCTGAGATGTTTTTTGCAGATGCTTCAAAGTTATTTCGTTTGGAAGTGGTTCGCTGCGGGGAATGTGTACACTATAAAGAAGTGTGTGGTGAATACGGTTGTTTCCATCCGAAAATGGAAAGCGGTTGGGAAAGTGAAGGCGGTGAACATCTTCTGATGAAGCCCACGGACTTCTGTTCCTATGGGGAAAGGAGACAGGATGACCAATGAGCAACGCCAGCACCTTTTGGCGTACTTAGGCTACTACGTGGGCAACGTGGACGGCGACTGGGGAACCCTCAGTAAGACCGCCTGCAAGGCCTTCCAGAAGGACTTCGGCGGAATCACTGTAGATGGCTACGGTGGCCCGGAGACGGACAAGGCGCTGAAGCACGCGGTTGCCATCGGGTTTCTGAGACGGGAACCGGTGAACGATTCGGACACAACGGAGGCAGAGACCGGCACCTTCTGGGCTGAGATCGAATTCTTCAACCGGGAGGAATTCCGGTGCCAGTGCAAGGGAAAATACTGCAACGGCTTCCCGTCAGAGCCTCACGAGGCAACCGTTCGTTTCGCTGATGCTATTCGCAGACGTGTGGGAAAGCCCATTCCCGTCAACAGCGGCCTGCGGTGCGCCACCTGGAATTCCATCCAGGGAGGTGTGGCCAACAGCAACCACATGACCGGCGGCGCCATGGATCTGGGATGCCCGGTGGGTGTGACTCCGGTGGAAATGAAGGCAGCCGCTGAAGCCGTCATGGGCAACACCGGCGGCATCGGCATCTACGACTGGGGCATCCACATCGACGACGGCGTGTATTCCCGGTGGGACGAACGCTGACGGGAGGTGAGACCGATGGATATTTTAAGCATCTTGGCAGACCACGCAGGGGATATCTGCCAGATTCTCACCTGTGCCGCCCTGCTGATCCGTCCCGTCCGGGAATGGCTCATGGGCACAGAAGCCCTGCGGGAGGGGCAGCGGTGTCTCCTCCGCTCGGAGATCGTCCGGATCTACTACCGTCACCACGACGAAAACCAGCTCCGGGAGTACGAATACAAAAACATGACCCAGTGCTACAAAGCATATAAGGCCCTGGGAGGAAACAGCTTTATCGACCACATCTATGCAGAGATGCAGAAGTGGGAAATTATTTGATGGAGGTTAACTAATTATGAACGAAAAAGAATTTGCAGCATGGGCAAAGCGTGAAGTCGTAAAGTATGCCAATGCACATCTGGATGCAACCGACTGTAAGGAAATCACCGAGGACGATGTTTTCATTGTCTGGATGTGTAAGACTTTGCAAAACAACAAGGTTTTGCTGTCCACCACTTTATTTGACGGGATGTACTATGAGCTGACATACAACGGGGACAAGAAAGAACTGTACTTCGATGCCTACAAAAAGTGGGAAAACGTTTGTATCAGCATCATGCAGTAAGGAGGAACTACATATGACCAAACAGGATATCATTCGTAAGCTGACCAGCCGAAAACTGTGGGTAGCCGTGGCCGGTTTTGTCTCCGGCCTGATCGTGGCCTTTGACGGCGACGCAGAAACCGCCGAAACCATCTCTGGCCTGATCCTGCAGGGCGCTGCGGTGCTGGGTTATCTGATCGCAGAGGGATTGGCGGATGGAGCAAATGTAGGGGAGTAACTGCCTATGGCAAATTATGTTGTTTGGAACGCCCTGAAGGTCAAAGAATTCAAGTATCTGGCAAATCTGACACCGGAGCTGGAAAAGGTCTTTGACGATATGATCAACCCACGGGCAAGCATTATCCAGACAGCAAACACGCTCAACGTCTCTGACCGGACCGTGAACACCATGCGGGACACCATCTGGAAGATCTACGACGAAGTACAGCCATTCTCCCCAATCCTGACACCCAGGCAGATGCCAAAGAAACGAAAAAAAGGTGACAATTTAGCGGGTATATGGTATAATTCACATATAAGAGTTATATGTCAGGAGGGAATAGCAATGAGTTGGATTATTGGAGACAATAGTCTTATTTGTGATTTTTGCGGCCATGAAATAAAGATGGACAAAACAAAGTCCGGAGCGATGATAATGCCGGCTAAATGTGTTAATTGTTGCGAGCCTATAAGCTACGAGACAAACAGTGTGTTACATGTCAGAACCGGCATAGAGTTTTTACCAACGAAAATTATCGGTATCAAATGATGAAGGGCCTCCCAGAACCGGGAGGCCCTTCATTTTTGCTTCGCTTTTCCTTCGTTTTTGCAACGGGAATCCTTCGCAAAGGCTGCGGCAAGTCTGCGTGTTGGAAGACCCTTTGTATAGTAAAATCAGGGTAGATCAAGGGAAACCTTGGTACTATTAAAAACGGAGGTAAACAAAATGGTAGAAGTCGATAGAAACTATGCTTCCAAGGGACTCGCGGGCGCTGCACTGGGCACCGGCATTGCTGGTCTGACGCTGGGCGCTATCAATTCCGGTATTGTT